CATCAACGCTCGGCCTTCTTGATCCATGAATTGTTCAGCCATTTCTGGGTCATATTGGCCAATGCTTTGCATGTATAAAGCTCGAGCCTGTGGATCACCAAATACACCAGCACTGGCAGGATCAAACCCTTGGGAAGCCTGTCGATACAGCCCTTCTGCTTCAGCAAGCTGTCCACCAAATCCCCCTAACCCTTGAGCAAGATTGCGAGCTTGTATCTCAAGGGGAGACAGCCCAGCTATTTGACGAATAGGTATAGGTATCTGTTGACCAATTAAACCAGGTTGATCTGGCGTTCCAAAATAACTCGCTAAAAGATTTCTAGCTGTAAGCTCAACTGCTGGATCAGAATATGTTTGTTGAGCACTTGGAAGAACATAAGCTTGTTGCTCATCTATTATTTCAGTACTGCTCATTACGACATCCCCNNGGCTTTTTCNCCCATTTTCTGTAANGCGTACATGGCTTTNGCNCCTTCACGCCTTTGNTCTTGTTTGNTTCCTTTAGCTCCCATCATATCACCAATACCGCGAACCGCTTTAGCGTTAACAACAAACTCACCATCACTCAACATAGCAGGGATATCATCGGATGTTTCTGTCCCTGGACCTTCTATCTTACCATTTACTCTAGGGAATCCGCCTTCTGATAAGGTTGCAATGCCGCCTTGATTAAAGGCCCCGCCTAAACTTCCTATGCCGCCAAGTCCTAAAGACCCAAGACCACCATCTCGTATTTGCTCAATAGATCTATCAAAACTTTCTTTTTGTGCTTCCCATTCTTCTAAAGCAGCTTCATATCTTTTTTGCGAAGCCATTTGGCCTCGACCACTGAATGGAGGAAAGTCAGATCTTTCTGGCTTAGGAACTATATCTTCGTAATCACTTCCAAACTGCATCTCTTGATCAGGATCAGCTGGGTCAGTATCGGGAGGAGGGGTTCCTCTATCTTGACCGCCGGTATCCCCTCCACCAGTACCACCTCCAACGGGGGGTCTTTGATACGTTGTCAGTGGACCACCTTGCATAGGTGGTGCATCAGGATAGTTTGCGTACTGAGCGCCTGGAGTCCTCTGATAGTTCATTGCATATGGCGTAATCTCGCCGGATGGCAAGAAGCTAGATATGTTTCTGTATCTAGTATCCATGGTTTGCAAAGGGCTTGGAGCGAATCGATCAAAGTTTGCAGGATCATCGTAAACACTGATTGCTGCTCTTCTTGCTGATTGTTGAAGATCTTTTGAGCTAGGGTTTGTAGGCGTGCTCACGTTATTACCTCCGGTATCTGGTTGCGCTGGCGGTTTGTCTGGAAACCCTGGAATGAATATTGGATCTGTTTCTTTTGAATCATCAATTACAGGACCTCCTGGCCCTGGCGATGGACCTGGACCTGGGCTCGGACTAGGACTTGGACCCGGACCAGGCCCTGGCCCCGGAGTCGGATCCGGTGTAGGTGTGGGCTCTGGCGTAGGTGTAGGCGTAGGCGTAGGTGTAGGCGTAGGTGTAGGCGTTACGGGCGGAGTTGGCTCTGGCTCTTGCCGACCGCCACCACCACTACCGTCACCGCCTCCTCCACCAAAAATAGGAGGAAGTGGTATAGGAAAAGGAAAACCTCCGTCTCTGCCACGACCTGGCAGTGGGATCTTTATGCCACCCAATCCCCCAGGATATCCACCTATCTGTATCTCCCTACCACCAAGGTTTCTTTCGTACCACTCTCTTAGTCTTTGAAGAAAGCTTGGCTCATCCTCGTCGGGCTCTTTNTCNGGCTTAGGATCTTCTTCTGTTTCATTTATATCTACAGAATCGTCTTGAGTTAAACTATCATAAAAGGCTAGTGAACTTGCTTTGTCTTCGTTTTCTTTTGTCCAAGAAAATCCGCTTGGGCTGGATGCGGTGTTTCTTGCTATAGCAAGCTTCTTTCCTATTTCTACAAACTCTGGATTGTTAACAAGATCAGAAGCATTTATAGAATCTTTTCCTTGAAATATTCTGTCTAAGTAAGAGTCAGATCTTCCTGTTACATCATTAGTCAGTCCTTCAGGTCTAACAATAACCTCATTACCACTTTGCAATTGATTTAATATGTTATTTTGAGCGAGATTAAGGCTTACATTAGTTACATCCCTAAGCGCATTATTAACCATATTTGCGCCACCGCTTAAGAAATCTCTTTGCGACTTAGCATTGTAAGCGTCATACCAGTTCCCAGCAGCACTACCTACACTAGATGCGCCTGGGTTTTTTAAAGGATCAACTTGAAAGGTTCTTGTAAATTCATCTTCATCAGCTAGACCACCTGACTTTGAGGGAGCGTATGTTACATTAATATCTTTTCCATCGTGTTCAATTGATATAATTTCATCTGATTTTATTCTAGGGTTCCAATCTAATCCTTTCCTTGCGTTAATAGCATCTAATTGATCAATCAATTGCTGATCGCTACGAATAGAGCCAACTTCTCCGCCAAAGTATTGATCGGGCAGTCGTGTTGTTAATTCGCTAGTAGGGGAATGAGTAAATATATCTTTAAGTCCGGCGATACCTTGAGCGGCGACACTAGGATCAAACTGATACCCCATGATCGGGCTGTTTATAAATGGTATTTTAGGAGCCATCTAACACTTCCATCGGCGTCTTGCTTGACGCAGTCTAGAGTTTGGATTCCTTGCCGCCTTTGGAAACTGCTTCATCTGTCCAGCAGATCGAGCACAGTATGACTTTCTTCTAGCCGCTCTTTTGCCTGTGGGCTTACTCTCAGTAACAGCGGTCTGCAATTTACTACCAGGATTAGCGCGTCTATGCGCCCTAACCCCAGCCTCTGTCATGCCAGCGCCTTCTTTAGTCTTACGATAGTTAGGCTTACTACCAGAAGTAGTGCGCTTAATCGGTCTGCCTCGATTCTTTTTAGCAGCACCGCCCACTCTAAAGTTTTGTACATGACGTTTAAACATCAAGAATACCTTGTCTTCTTTCTTCTATCTGGCATCACAGACCCACAACCTCGATGGTTTCTTTTAGTAAAGAACCCACCATCTTTTGCTGTCCTGTATTGCTTAGTCTTATCAGCAATTTTCTTAGGCTGCGATGAGAACTGTTTACCGGCTTTTGTGTCTTTTCTTTTTGCTCTTGTTGTTGCCGCATACTCCTGACTAGAAAGCGCCTGTCTTGCTTTCTTAGGCAAGTACCGCTCACCTGTGGCTTTAGGACCTTGCGTAGACGGCTTGCCGGACTTGGTTCCCCAGTCTTGCTTGCTCCATTGAGAAAGCTTATTACTCGACTTTTTCTTTGGTCCAGAGTAAGTACCACCGGAACCTTTGTAATATTTTACAGCAAGTTGCATAGCCCTAGCAGAATGTTTACCACCCATCTTAGCCTTGGCTCTAGACTTAGCTGCTGCCCACTTTTTTGGGTCTCTTTTAGTTGCTGTACCTGCCATTAGTTTATCTTAGTCACTGGTCTTTTGTTAGGCAACATGTTAGAGAAGCCTCTTGGCTTGACATATCTTACTGTAGGCTTCGTTCTTTTTGTCTTTATGCCATTCATTAATCAATCTCCACGGTTATAGAACCATTGGTTATAACCTGTACCGATCCAACACTTGTTGATCCCTGCAATCCAGCGGTCGATGGTGTCGATATATTTACAAACTCATTACCAGTATAGACTTGAAGTGCCTCTATACTTAGATTCCAGATGATGTCTCCAGCCTTAAACTGAAGCTGAGACAGCCTGTCGTTGGTAAATTGTGGCGTTGAACTAGGGTCAAAAGCATTTAAGTTTAGCTCTATAAGCCTAACTGTTTTGTTAAATATATCAGGCGTAACCCCTTGGGGTCCTGACATTGGAAGCGAAGTGTTAAGTATCTTGGCCATTATCTACGCCCATTAGGTTGTATATCTAGCCGTGTGCCTCCAATCCTAAACCCTACATCTATTCTTTCCACACTTGTACCATCATCATCAGATTCGAAGCGAATAGCAGCTTGTCGTGCTCTTGCACGCATATCTATTTTGCTTGTTGTGCTTGTAAAAGATGTTGTTTGATCTGTGGTAAAGCTATTCCCTGGATAGTTTCTAGTTTTAATTTGAACGTTTATTGTCTGATCGGAACCAGATCCCTGAAACTTAACGTCAGGAATAAATCGTTTTATAAACTGGAAGTCTTCTCCATCGCCTATGTCAAAGTCCGCGCTTTGCACATATACATTGTCCATCGGCTGACCATCGTTGTTATATCCAACCTCATGGCTGTACAGATAAGGTGTATCACTATACTTACCGGCAGCAATGGGCTGAGAGAATATACCCTCGTCAAGCCAAGCTGTTCTAGAAAGCTGGCCAATTGACCATGTATTTTCAACGTAGTTAAAGAAGACGTAGCGGTCAATGACTGTTTGACCAGAGCTACAATAGAACCAACCAACCTCGTCAAACTGCTTATTGAGTATGCCAAACACTTGGAATGCTTGACCTTCTTCAAAGTCATCAAACACATAAGCATGAACTGTGCATGGGACAGGAGCGACAGACCCGTTATAAGTGTAGAAGCCCTTTCTATCCATCCAGAATATGCCAGATGGTGAGTTAACAATAGCGTTAGGACCAATCAAGCTAACACCTTCGTTAACTAGATTCAGACCAAAGGTCAAAGGCGGTCCTATAAACTGAAGGCTATACAGAGCAACGTCGGTCCATATCAACGTTTCTTGTCGAGCCCGTACCGCGCCAATAATCTCAGATCCAGCAGAGCACCGAAGAGAACCAGCCGTATTAGTAGACGTTGGCTCCCAATCAAATATGTTTTCTTGATCGGAAAAGGCAACAAGTAGTGGGTCTATTTGGCCGGACCTAACGCCATTCTCAATAGGATCTGCACCTAATACTATGGCATGCCGGTCAATGTCAGATACTATTACTTGGAGCCCTTTGGTTGGAGCTAAGTTTGACCCAGTTAAAGAACTTAAAGCTACCGATCTAGTGTTAAGACCGTCTGATTTGTCCCAATAATAAACACCACCGGCTCGAGGGTTTGATATCAAGTCTTCACCGAAGTTATCCATCGACCAAAGTCTAAGCTGATTAGCGTCAGTAAGAGAGCTTGTTGAGCCCCAGGTGCCAGTTCCCCAGCCGCCAACACCCCAACCTGTTCCGTCTACAAAGACATCAAGGCCAGATGTTATTTGATAAGCGGCTACGGTTGAAGAACCTCCGTTGCCAGTATCGCTAGAGTTAGCCGTAACCGCATTACCATCTGTATCTTTTGCAATAATGGTGTAAGTGTTAGACGTTGGTACGGATTGTATTTGATACTCTTGATTTAACACTGTTGCGGTAATGTTTCCGCCTAAAGAAGCTGCATCAGTGTATGTAACAAAATCGCCCACGTTAGAACCATTACTAGAGTCTGTAACAGTTAGCGTTGAAGATCCGTTGGTTGCGGCAAAAGTAGCGGCACCGGCTGCACTGGTACGTCTTATGGGCGTTACATCGTTGTATGACGAGCCTTCCTGGATGTACAGCTTGTATCGAGTTCCTAACCCAAGAAGCTTTGTACCGTCTAGGTCAACCCAAGCATGAAGCTTTCTACCAGTTCCTTCATAAGAAACAGATATATACTTCTCCCAACCGCCTATCTTTTCTGCAAAGCCTTTCCTAAAACGTACAAGATTGCCATCAAACCAGCCACCCTCTGCGGTATAGCTAGTGCCTTGCTTGTTTATACCTGGGTTAAATAAAAACTTTTGTAATGGCATTTTATCGTACCTGATATTCTCCAGAACTAATCATCTGGCAAATTTCTAATGATCGGTCGCCCACTTGCTCTGCCCATCGGCTACGGTAGAACTCCTGACCAGCTTCTTCATAGTTGCCACTAGCCATATGCCCCAAGGCTTTAACAAACTTACGCAATTTGGTCTGACCAATATTAAACGACAGGTCTATCAAGGCTTCTTGACGCACGCTATCTAGCTTT